CATTGCTGCCGGTTGTCGCTTTTGATTTCCTGCACATCGGTCGCCATCTGACTGAGACGCTCATCAAGGCGTGCAAAGTTTGCTTGCTGCTGCCGGAACAGGCCAGAAGCGCCCACGATGATGGGCGCCGAAACTGCCATCAGCACCTTGCCAATGATGGAGCCATCCGGCTCATGATCAGGGTGCATCGGCCTCGACCTGGCATGAATCCAATTTAGCGGCCTTGACCTCTACGAGGCTTCTTGCCGCGCCTGCGTGGCCTGGAGTGTTGGCCGAAACCCTGCCGTGTGGTCTTAGGCGGTCCAGGCTGATGCTCGATGCGGGCGGTGCCTTGCTTGGATTTGACGGCCATGGGTTACGCGGCCTCAAGGGCTGCAACTTTGGCTTCCAGTTGCTCAATGCGCTCCATTGCTTCTTGGAGTGCTTTGACTGCCTTCATGTAGAGCACCGAGTAGTTCACCGACTTGGTGACGGTGCCAAGGTCGTTGCCTTCGGCGTCGCGGTCAAGCGATTCAGTAACTAGGCCAGGGGAGACAAGTTCGACCTCTTGGGCGATCAGGCCGATCTGGGTGTGGGTCTGGCCTTCCTTGAAGTTGTACTTGCGGACTTGGAGGGCTTTAAGGTCGTTCCATTGAGAGTTGGCATCAACAACATTTTCTTTTAGCTTGATGTCTGAGATGCCTGCGTAGCTGTTGTTGGTGTTAGTTATATTCCCATTGGAGTAAATGTTGATACTTACTGTGCCACTGTTGGGAGTGCCCGCCGTTCCTGAATATCTGCCAATAAGAAAATGATAGCCTGTGCCAGCTCCCTGCGTTGTTGAGGCAACGTAGCAACTGCCTGTGCTGATATTAAAGCAAATGCCTTCGTTACTCAACCTGAGGCGTTCAACAGGGCTGCTCGCTCCGTCGGCGGTAGTGGAGAACACTAAGCGGCCTGGGTAGTCATTAGTTCCGGCAGTTGCATCGGCTTCACAGTCAATACGGGCAAACTCTCCATTGCTACCAGTCCCAGCAAAAGCGATTTGACCGATTGTATTGCCAACAGTAATGCTAGAAGTTGCCTTATCTGTTCGAATTGCTATTGATCCTGGACCATTAGTTCCAAATGTATTTCCTTCAACTTGAATTTTTGCGTAAGGCGCTGCCCCTGCCGTGCCAGACACGGTAGACGTGCCAACCAACAACCGCCCCGAGCTGTCAATACGTGCTGCCTCAGCACCACCTTCAGCGAAAGCGATGGTGTCAGCAGCGGGGAAGAAAATGCCGGTGTTGGTGTCGCCGGTTGGCTGGAGTGCAGGCGTTGATGCGCTACCGGCCTGCAGCGCCACGTTGCCCGAGCTATCCAGCACGATGTTGTTGCTGGCCGAGCTGGGGTGGGCAATGTTTGTGGTCTTGAGTGTGCTCATGATCAGTTACCTCCTGGCTTGGTAGGCCAAACCGGGTTGGCCGGATCGGCAGTGTTGGCTGGCAGGTCACGCAATGCCTGGCGGTACTGCATCCAGTCCTGCGGTAGCTGCAGACCAAAGCCGTCATCAGAGCGCTCCACAGCACGGGCAACAACCCAGTCGCACTCGGCCAAGCGGTTGTTGCGTTCGGTGCGGAGTGCTGTCAAAGCAGCGTGCTGTTCAACAGCAGCGCGGTCGTAGGTGACCACGTTGCCATCGGCGTCGAACGCTTCCTCGCCAACGGTGCGAACGACGGAGGGGTAAAGAGTGTAAATAGCTTCAGCAAAGTAAATCATGCTGCCACCTCCAAGAGGGTGATGGTGGAGGTTACATTGCCTACCTGCACATACACAACATTTACATTCCCAGATGAATTGTATTGGGTTTTATAGGTAACTGATGATGTTGTTGCCGGTGAATCCAAGTAAGAAATGCTACAAGCTCCGATCCGATTGCCTGCGGTGGTTCCGGTGTATCCGGCACTTGCCTCAAATGTAGCCAATACAGAGGCTCCTTTGTTAAGCCTAAGCCCAAGATTTGTATTTGCAGAATCCTTTCCGCATCCCGCTTGATTGACTAAAACTAATATCTTACTAGAAGAAGATGTTGGTGTAATTGTTGCAGTCAACCCGGTGTCTGCATACGTTGAACTACTACTGCTCCCTTCCGTCGAATACGTCGCATTGACCACCTGCAAAATGTTCCCCGCCCTGTTGAGGCGATCCAGCGTGCCGCCGGTTCCGGGCAGGGTGAAGGTCTGGTCGCCAGCAATGGCCGGAGCGTCAAGCTGGCTGTAGCCGCTGGTGCTGCCGTTGAGTCTTAAGGGGCTCATGGGGTTACCTCCAGTGCGGCTTTGATCTCATCAGGAGTGGCCGCCGCATCAATGGCTTCCTGGACTTGGGCATACTTGTCGCGGATGGCTTGCCGAGCTGCCTCGGCTTTCTTGGCATCCACGCCGGGGATTTGCTTAGCGATAACCTCATCGTGCGGGGCGAACTCTTCAGCGCGGGCAGCTCTGCGGCGTTCGTGGCCGATGGCTTTGCACTTCTCTAGGTCGTGCTCCACACAGCAGTCGCCCATCACCCAGGCATTGCGGAAGGTGCGGTCGCTGGGGATGGCATCGTCTTCGACGATCTCGTAGGCCACGCCAGCAGGCACGTCCTTGGCTGCGACTTCCTCGATGGGTAGCTCGCCAGTGGGGATGATGACGCTGACTCCGCCGGATTCGTTTTGGTAGATGATTTTTGTCATGGCTTTAGCGGAAGACAGTGACGCAAATATTGGCGCAATCGTAGTCAGCCGTGCCAGGCTGTGCCACGCTAATGCCTACAGAGCCTGTGTTAAAAGCACTCAAATATGCTTGAGCAATTGGGTACGGCGAAAACTGTGGTATGGCTGTTGTTGCACAATAATTTGTGTCAGGCATGGCAGTTGTAAAATTGACCAAATACGATCCAGTGCTGCTGTCTGTAATTGAACTAACATTGCCGCTTCCATTTATTGCAACCGTACCTGTTCCGTTAAACTTAACCCAAGCTCTTGCTCCAAAAATAGGAGCCGAACCTGACTGCGCCCCATCCAAATCGGCTGCTTTAATGCACCCATCAGGCAACCCACCAGCACTGATGCCGGTGATTGTTCCAGTTCCGTCAATTGTGATCGCCATGGCTTACACCTCCTGAGCAGTGGTAGTGTCCGAGTCTTGGTAGGTCATCACACGATCACCCACGACTGGCCGCTCGGCACGGTGACCGTGACACCCGAGTTAATTGACACCGGTCCAGCGCTCATGGCGTTCTTGGAGGTAGTCAAAGTGTAATTGGTAGTTACGGTCTGACCATTCTCGTAGAAAACGTCATCCGAACCACCTCCTGTTGCACCGCCGCCGATAGCGCCCCAAGCCGAGTTGTTGTAACCCTCGAACTGGGTCAGCGTGGTGTTGTAGCGGATCATGCCCGCTACGGGCGTACCAGGACGCTGGGCAGTCGTACCATCCGGCAATTCCAGTGCCGTGGTAGTGCCGAGAATCACGTCACCCGTAAAGGTGGCGCCTGCCAGTGATGCAAGGCCGAGGTTGGTGCTAGCCAGCGTGCCAACAGTGATCCAAGCCGAGTTGGCGGCGTTGCGAATCTTCAGCAGGCCAGTGGTCGTGTCTGCCCACCACTGATAGGCATAGGTCGTTGCCGGAGCAGTTGCGTTGCTGTTCTGGCTGACAATCGCAGCAAGCGCGTCGTTCAGGTCACTGCGTACTGCGGCGCCTGTGCCATTAGCAATGACGTAATCGTGGGTTGCCACGTCAGGGCGCGAGCTTTTCTATGAGTTTACACGCCCTTGCCATATCCGGTAGCCACCCATGTGAAATTACGGTCAACAGCAGTGCCACCGGAATTACGGAAGGTCACGTCAAAACCAGTGCCGGTGACATTGGACACCGTGTAGTACTCGCCGCTGCCAAGGTTGAAGGCCGTAATGCCGATGCTGGGGAAGATGGTGCTGCTCGCCGTGAAAAACGGATGGACGAACGTCACGCTCTTGGTGCCAGCGCCGCTGGCGGTAGTGGCAGTGCTCTGCTCAGTACGCACCTGCAGCGATGCCTCGTAGCCAAGCTGGTCAATCAGGATGTTCTGGCTGGCGTTGGATGACTGCAGTTCTGCCTTGAACTGGAACGCACGTCCGTTAAAGGTGCCATTGACGAACTCCTGCCAGCTTGTCCAAGTGGGCGTACCAGATGGGTTGTCGTTGGTGGCGCGGAAATACAGCTTGGCGTTCACTTGGTCGATGACGCCACCGTCCCAGTCAGACCAGAGGTCAACCAGTTCAAGGCGGCTGTCGATTAGGTCGTTGGGGTAGAAGCCACGGGTGACGAAGTAACGCTGCAGGTCAACGGCATACGGATAGCCCAGATCCAGCGTGTCCTTGAAGGTGTAGGTGCCTGAGGTCAGGATGTTGCCGAGATAATCAAAAGCTGAAATCAGATCAAAGTCAGTGATGTCATCGAGGTAAGCGTCACCATCAAGGGCGAGGGCATCGAACTCATCGCTGTAAAAGACATCAACTTTGGTGCCTTGGAATGGCGGGACTTGCTGGTCTTCGCGGTTGACGATGATGGGGAAATAATCCAGTGCATCAGGAAAATCAACAATGACGCTGGTTTCACTTGTGCTCTGACGCCCGCCGTCATCAGCAAACTTGACCAGAATCTCGCCTTCGATTAACGGGACAATGGCTTCTGTTGCCGCGCCAGATTTGGCCGGAATCAGGTCAACACTGTTGCTCCAAGTGGCCGTGCCGTCAGTGAGGCTGCTGTGTTTGATGTGGACATAACCGCCAACCTTTACATCAAGGTCAACAGTTTGATCCCAACGCAAACGGGCGCTGTTGGCATTGATTGGCTCGATGGTGAGATTCTGGACATTGCCCGGAGGCGCTGTCTTGCCCAAGAGGACAAAACTTGCATCAGCAATGGCGCTGAGTTTGCCAATGTTATTAACGCTTTGAATCTGTACTTCAAGCGTGCCAGCCTTCAAGCCGGTAACGCGATATGAAGGTGAAGTCGTATCTACCAACGTCCAGTTGTTGTTGTTCAGGCGATATTGCAACCGGAAACCTGAAACGCTCTGAACAGGGCTAATCCAGCTCAGATCAAATGCCGTCAGAACACTTTGCCCGTCTTGGTACAGGTGCTCTGTGCCACTGATGCTGCTCGGCGGATCCGGGACAACCGACAGGTTGCTGATGTCGCGGAACTCCAGCGTCAGGTCATCTTCAATCGCCGCATAAATCGAAGCGTTATAAGCAATCGCGTTGACACTGAAGACACCACCTTCGCCTTCAGTTACTGACAGCACACGGAATTGATTGCTCTGAATGTCGTTGGTCTCAATCAACCAGACGCTCTGTGCATTAGGCGCCTCAGAGAAGGCATTGCTAACGGTGATGGCTGTTCCAGATGCGCTGCTAATGGCACGTTGTTCAACGTTGCCGGTGGGCAGCAGCACCGAAATCGTTGGCGCCTTCGTCAGGTCAAGCGTTATCGCGTTATCAAGTGTAACGGTGGTGGTCGTTGCAGCGGAGATGCGGCCAGATCTGCGCGAGCCAGATTTCACAGGGTCAGCAATGTCAATCACCATGCCAGGACGCAGCACGATGCCGGATTCGAGGCTGACGCCAAAGCTGACGGTTTCGGTCAGGTTCTGCTCTGCCAGCAGCGCCCACTTACCAGCACGGTGCGCTTGGCCACGGCTGTAGCAGCCCATGGCGCGGATGTCTTTATTGATGACACCGAACTTGGCAACAGCAGAGGCATCCTCGACATATTCAAACTCGACCTCGCCCAGCGTGTCGTAGCTCTGGTATGCAACTGTGGCAGTGGTATGACGGCTTTTTTGTGAGCTGCCGCTGTAGCTGAAGTTGCCGTCAACAACATTGCTTGGTCCCAGCAGGTACTGCGAATCGGACGGCTTATCCTGCAGCACCACCATCGAGCCAGCGCCGTAATACGCAATGCCGCGAAACAGCGACACCATTTCTTGGATGACGTTGTAAACCTCGTCGCGGCTGTTGATCAGCAGGTTGCAGGCAAAACGTGGCTCCAATGCGCCAAAGCCGTTGCTGACAAGCTCGTTGCAGTATTGGCTGATGGCGTAAAAGTCGTAACGGTCAAGGCTTGATTCAGGGACGCCTGCGCCGTAGCGAGTGCTGGTCAACAGGTCATACAAGCACCACGCTGGGTCGTTGCACCATGTTGCAGCGCCGAACGTGCCATCCCACACGCCGCTGTACGTGACACGGCCTTTGTAGGTGGTCGTATCGACAGTGGCATTAGATGGCAGGCGTACCTTAATGCCACGAATCAGATATTTACGTGCTGGGATGTTATTGAATTGACGGCTGTCAAAACGCAGAAAAGCAAGTGCGCTGTTGGGGTAACGCAGCTTCTCGTCAATAATTTCTGTGTAACTCGTCCAGAATGTGCGGTTCTGGCGGCGGGCGCTTGACTCATCGGCAGATGTACGCACCACCCTGACATCAACAGGAAACGCGCCGTTCAGCGTCAGTAAATAATCCCGCTGGTATGCGTTGGTGGTTTTGCCGCTGATGGTGTCAGACGCAACCGTCGTAAAGCCACCGCCGTTGTACTGAATTTGAAATGCAATGCTTACTTCATGGCCAACAATGTCGCCATCTTCTTCAATAATTTGCAGCGCTGGCACTTGAATTGTGACGCGCACGCGGTCAACGGCAGAATCGGTGATTGTGCGTGTTACTGCAGTTGCATTTGTAACTTCCGTGCTGACAGCTTTTTCTGATTCAGCTCCAGCAAGATTTGGGATATAACTTTGCGCTTGTGTGCCGGTACGAAAGTCGTAGGTATAACGCGAAAAGTTTTCATTGCCAGTTACACCCTGAACAGGCGTATTGTCCAGATAAACACTTTTCAAGCCATCTTCTAAACCTTGAATCTCGCCTTCACTGAGCAAGTCAAGGACCGTTGCATACTGAACTGACTGCAGCGAATCATCAGCCTCAGTTGGAACAGACTGCGAACCGCCGCCGCCGCCGCCCTTGCCGCCGCCACCACCGCCGCCGCCGCCAGCACCTTGAACCAGTAAACGCTCGTCAATCATTTCAGTTGGTCCACATCAAGGCCAGCGCTAATCACGGCTGAACCGACAAAAACACGACCATATGCAACTGGAACGGGCATACCCTGTTTTGCAGTATTCACAATGCCTGAAAATGTAAATGACTCCAAACGTGCTGCTTCACGGCCAGAAGTCAAGCCGCCCATATTGGGTTGAGGCGAAATCATCTGAGCGACGCCGCCTAAAACAAGACTTGCGCCAATAGCAAAAAATGCATTACTCAAAAACGGCACGGCAGCCGCGCCTGCAGCACCACCAAAAATTCCGCCTGCCGCCAAAACACCACCTAATGCACCGCCAAAACTAATAAACGAAAGTGCAATCAAGCCAATACCGGCCAAGATGCGACCCACTGCACCAGCACCCACGATGACTGGCGTAATGCTGAAGACTTCACGCTCGCTCCAAGGCAACACAATCGGCTCGATGGCATCATTCGTGATTGCTTCTTTGCCTAGGGTCACACGAAAATTCATTCCCTCGGCTTCGCGGTCCATCAGCCACTTCTCAAGACCGGGGAAATTAACGCACAACGCTTTGAGCGCTTGGGCAGGCGTGTCGGCTTCAAACTCGAACCGGCAGCGACCCCCTAAAAATTTGCGGAGCGCACCGTAGACCTTAACGACTTTCATGCCGCAGGACCATGGCAGTGCTCTTTACATAGTAACCGCCGTACACGTCCCTGCTACTCAGTCGCCCTTGAACATGATGCAAAATCTGCTGGTCGCCAAGGTAAACGGCGCCGTGGTTGGGCAGATCAGCCCCAAGCTGCATCAGGATGCCGTCGCCGTACTGCAGCTCTTCGAAAGGCACCTGACGGAAGCCTTGTGACTTGTACCCCTCGACGTACAGGTTCTCGTTACGTTCCCAAAAACGGTCACGGCGGGGGAAATCGGCCAGCTCAAACCCCCACTCACGTTTGTACCAGTCACGCGCTAGCGAGTAGCAATCGACGACGCCAAACACAAATTCACGCCCGACATAGGGAAGCTCGAAGTCGGTTGGCTCGCAGTAGCCCCATTGTTCTGTCTTGGGGTTGACGATGACCCACGGCACACCAGTGTTGTTGCAGCCGATCTGATCCGCTGGTGATGGCTGTGGTTGCGTTGTTGGGTGGCTGTGTACCACGGCCACAATCTCGCCTTTTTCTTCAGCGATGGCATAGTCCTCAGGGTCGAGGACGAAATGCTCGTCTGGTGTGGTGGCAATATTGCGGCACGGAAAATAACGCCGCCTGCCTTTGACCACATGCACAAGGCCGCACATCTCGCGCGGGTCTTCCGCCTTGGCGTGCTCCAGAATCTCAGCCTTGAGTGCTGCCGACAGTTTCATTGAACTAAGCCTGCACCAGGGAATGAGCCGAATGGCAATTCAGCAGTGGCACCAAAGCGTAACTTGCATGAACCAAGACGCTTGCCGCATTTGTCTTGAGCAAGGGTGCCGACGACCTGATCGATCTCATTCCAATAGTTGCTGCCGGTGTAGCCGCATTCTGCGCTGCGGTATTGCCACTGACACACGTTGGCAATGATTTGTCGCTTGGGGATCATCGTGCCAGCCATGTCTAACTTGCTGGCCAGCTCCCATTGCACCACATCACGCGTCTCGGCTGACTTGCGGTCCACATACCAGATCTCATCAGGGAATTTGGCGTGCGGATCAGCGCCAGCCTCGCCGTCAAGGAATTTCTTCAGCGTGCGGACGCGGACCACTTTTGCACCGCCCAGATCATTACCAGGTGTTACGGCATTGGCAGCCAGCAGCAGAGCGCTGATTTCACCGCCGAGGTTAGCGACAGACAATGTTGGCCGTGGCAGGGTGCCGCCGTTGCTGTAGTCGAAGCCTTCGGCCTGAATCGGCAGGCGAATGTAGGTCTGACCGTTCCAGACGATGTTGCCGGTTACGTTGGCGTTGACGCCAGCATGGAAGTAGTAAATGTCGCTGGTCCCATGCAGCGTGGCGTCTAGATGAAGCTGATACAACTCAACAATGGCGTTGGGCGCTAATACAGCCAGCTCTTCGTAGACGCTGCTGATTGCCTTCCATGTGAGCGTGCCATCGGTTGTTGTGCTGCCAATGTCGGTAGGCCAAGCAGGCTGCGTGCTGGCTGATGTCCCAGCAACCGTGCAGCGAAAAACAAGGCCACTGGCCTGTAGCGCCGTGGCGCGAACAATGTCACCAACGACATAAGCATTGCTGGCTTGCCACGCTGCGTAAGCCATCAGGGTTCAAATACCTCTTCAAAAGTTGCTGTGATGTTGTTCAAATTGCAACTGACTTGCGTTGTATTCCAGCCGCGGCAAACCCATTTGCCGGCATAGCCATTGGGATCAGTCCAATTAAAAGATTCTGATCCAGCCCGTGCGCGAAGAAATAAAAGGATATTGTTGCGCTCGGTGTCGTTACGATTGTTGAATTGTAGCGACCAATTTTTTGGTTGTGTGTTTAAGCCATAAGAAAGACGTTGTTCGTATCCGTCGCCAAAGCGAACAGCTCGAACGATTGGCTGCTCTTGCAAATCAGCGCTGAAGCTGGGTGTGTAGGTAAAAGTTGCCATTAACGTGTGCCAGAAAGAAGACCGCCGGGGCGTTGTTGTTTGACGATTTCGGCTTGAACGGCAACGCTGATGGCGCTGCCCAAAGCCTTTGCCTGATTGGCATCACCTTGAACTTGGCTGCCACTTGCATCAACGTTCACGACAACATTAACGGCACCACCCGCTGATTCAACACCAAGTCTGCCATTGCGTCCGCGGCGCAATGGCAAAATCGCTTCAGCTCCGGCTTCGCCCATGAGGCCAATCCCATCGGCGAATGGAAAGACCGTTGGACGATTGACAATGCCGCCCTTGGCAAATGGCACGATGCCATTTTGAGCAAAAACATTCCCCTTAGCATTCAAAGAGAATCCAGGAATAAACGTCGCCAACGCGCCACCGCCAGTCAGATTGGCGCCGGCCGTCGCAAACCCACCGCCAGGGAGCAGGCTTTGGATGAACTGCAGGATCGGCGCGATAATCAGCATCCGCGTGACCATGCGGGTCAAGTCGTTGATGATTGACAATGCAAAGTCGCGGAAGCTGAACTTGCCCGTCATGGTCAGATTAACAATCGCATCTTCAAGCCCCTTGAAAGCGTTAGTGCTGACGTTGGCAATGTTCTCGCGCAGTGTTCCGATGCTTTCCAAATAATCGCTGATGCCATCGCGCGCGCCGGCCAAAGCGCCTGTTTGCGTGGATGCAGCGCTATTAAAGTCAGCCATTTCAATCGCAGCCGCGGCCGCATCCTCGCCAATCTGCTTGAGGCCGTCGCTATATTCGCGCTGTGCCAAGGCTGCGCTGCGATCGGAAAAGGCATTGATCGCTTGTCTGAACGGCTCAATTTCAAGTTCGCCGCCGGCAGTCTGCACGTCACGCGCAAGCTCAACCACCGCCAAAGTCATCTTATCCACTTCGCGGTTGGTGTTTACCAGCGCTTGCTCACGCTTTAGCATCAGTTCCGTAAACGGATCAGCGCCGACACCTGCGATCTGGCGATCAAGATCTTCGACATTCTGGCGATATTGCTGCAGCAGGTCGCTTGATTTTTTGGTGAGATCTTGCCGGCGCTTTTCGATTTGCTCACGTTCACTTGCAGCTCTGCGTGCAGAGTTTGCCGCACGTTCATCTGCATCACTGGTATCCAAGGCCAGATTGCGGCCTCTTGTGCGGCGGCCGGTGCCGGGTGAAGGCGCATCATTGAAGATTTTTTGAATCTGAGCGAAGTCCTGTTTGGCCTGTTCAATCAGGTTGCCGACCCTGGTCTGATAGATCTGCGCCGCGCCTGCGAAGTCGCCTTGCACAGCTTTGCTGATCACCTGAAACGCTGCAACGGCGTTCTTGATGAATACGTCAAACAACTTCACAGTGGCAAAGATGAAAGCCGCCACTGAACGTATGCCAACCTTGATGACGTTGAATAGCGCGTCCCAATCGTTTTTTGTGTCGAACAGATCGCCAAATACCTCAAGAATCGACTGCAGAGCCGGCAGCAGAGCATCTGTCAATTCAAGTCCAAAGCCTTGAGTTTTGATGCCTAATTCGGTGATCGTGTCGTTGAACAGATCCGAGCGAGCGGCAAAGTCATCGCTCACCTTGTAGGTGAACTCTTCCATGCTGGCCGCGCCTTCATTTAGCAGCGGAATTAGATCCGCGCCAGCCTTGCCGAATAGTGCCACCGCAGCGGCAGCCTTCTGCGCGCCGTCTGGCATGTCAGCAAAGCGGTCAGCAATTTGCTTAAGCGCCTTATCCGATGACACAACCTGACCATCAGCATTTTTGACACTGACGCCCAAGGCCGCAAACTTACTTGCCAGCTCGGCGTTACCCTCGGCCGCCTTGACCAAGTTGATATTCAGCTTGGTGATGCCCTTGCCCAGCGTGCCCATGTCAACGTCGGCCAGCTTTGCAGCGTTGCCGATGCCAATTAGGGCGTTCGCAGCGACGCCGGTCTTTGCCTGTAGGTTGAACAGCTCGTCGCCGGCTTGAATGGATTTCTGCACCACAGCCGTAAGGCCAGCCACTAAGGCGCTGCCGGCGATAGCTGTGCCAAAGCCCGCAACAGCGCCTTTAAGGCTGCTGAATCCCAGCGCTGCATTCTTGACCTGCCCCTGGAGGCCTTGCATCGAGTTGCCGAGGCGGCGGATGTTGTTCTCGCCCTGAACGTCCGCCTTGATACGAAGCATGGCATCGAGATTCATCGCCATCTCAATCGCTCCGGCTGTTCAAGACCATCATCGCGGCGCCTTCCATCACTTGCAAATCCTCCAGAAGGGCGTGAGGGTCATTTACTTCATACAGTCTAAAGAGCCATTCCAAAACCCTGTAATCAAGTCCCAGAACGCCGTTCATTGTGGTGCGCCATTGCGTCTGCACACGGCAGAACATTTCGACTGCTGCCCAATTCTCTTCCCACACTTCAAAATCGCCCTCTGGTTTTTGATCGGGCAATGCCAAGCCGAATACGGCCGCATCGTCTTGTGTCTCATCCTGCTCGCCGCCGCTGGCCCAATGCTCAGCGGCCTCGATCAGTTTTTTCGCTTAGCTCCTTTGATGCTGTCCATATAAGACTTGAGGATCGCCACCGATAGCAGCGGCACCTCAAGCAGTTGCGCGAGTGCCTTTTGGCTAAATGGGATTTCCTTGCCAGCGTCATCGCTGATGCCAGACCAGCCGACCAACACTTCAGACGCCATCTCGGTGATGCGGTCAAGGTCGCCTAGGTCCTCAAGCCGCTGCAGTTCAGCCACCAGCGGGCCGACCTTGCTCTGCGGCAGTCGTTTGAACTCACCGTCGAAGGTTTGCCGTTCATGCCGGCCGCCATCGACGGGAACGTCGAAAGAGACCGGCCAAGTGTAGGTGTCGGACTGCTTTAGGACAAATGCCATGCAGGAGGCTCCTTGGATTAGCAGAAGGTGAGGCTCAGTTCATCGTTGCCAGCGCTCGACGGAATGGCGACGTAAGGCAGGTTCAGCATCTGGATGCCGTCCTGGTCACTGTAAGTCGGGTTGCCAATATCAACGATGGGTGCAAGCAGGGTAACAATGTTCCCGGCCACCGTGCCATGTTGGAATGTCACTAGACCCGTGGTGTCGTTGTTGGCGATGGTGAAGAAATCCTTGGCGGCGATGGTCGGCGCCTCGATCACGCAGTTGCCAGCGGGTGCGCGGTTGGTGATGGTCACCGATTTATCGCAACCCACCAGCTCGCGATAGAGCACCTCGTTGGCAATGTCGAAGCTCAGCGACTGCACGCAAGCGGAGTCATAGCCGAGGATCGAGACCGCGACCGTGTTGCCAGCCTTGAAGATCGCCGGGGTGGCTTGGTTGCTGTAGGTCACAGCAGGGGCGGCCGTATCGGTCGGCGCGTTGTAGATGCCGGTGAGGGTGAAGCTGATCACCGGAATAGCCCCCACCTCCATGCTGAGCTGAAACGTGCCGCGGCAACCGGTGGCCTTGTGCAGTACACCCGAGTTGTTGAAGTAGATTGTCGCACTCTCGAAGTTATCCGACACGGGCTTGTAGCCGACGTTCGCCGCAATGCTGTAGGTGCTGGTCGCATCAGGGGTAAAAGCTGCGGTGCTCTTCTGCACCGTTGCGACTTTAGTGCTGCCGACGTAATTGGTGATGACGCCTTTACTGCCGCTGCCGGTGCCGCCGGTCAGACTGATCACCATGCCGTTGTAAATGTCATCGGTGCTGCTGGCACCCGAGGCGAGAGTAATGCTGCCAGCGGAGCCAGCCTGCGCAGTACCTGTGATCGCTGCAGCAGTTGTGGTTGCCGACATGCCACAAGCACGCAGCAGCGCGTCCACTTTCGACGCGGTGCCAGCGCTGCCAGATCCGGCCAGTTCAGCCTCGAAAGTGATACTGACGCGGGTGTTTGCAAGGATCTGGTCACTGTTGCCGAGATACGGCCTGATTAGGTCGCGGCTGACGGTTTCCGATTCAATCGGGGTGATCTCAAGGTTCCGCACTAGCACTGCATCAGTGCCGGCGGGACTTGAGTCGGTCCCGTAGGTCGATTCAATTTTTGTCAGGATCAGGCGTTTGCGGCTGAGCAGTGCCATTGGTTTGTGCCTCGGTCAGGGGTTGATCCAGGTTGCACTCGGCAGCGGTCCGCTCAATGAGTTTGCGCTTGCCGGTTTTCTTGTCCAAGACGTAAGAGCCGCCCTGGCCTTTGTATTCATCAACCATGATAGCCCTCATGCAGTGGCGAGGTTAGTCACACTGGTGCGATACCTCACAAGATAGTTGCAACTGATCACGCCTGCAGGTTGATCAGCTTCAAGCAGCTCAAAATTAACGCCCTCAGGCTGCACATCAATGGCATAGCCGTTCAGCGTCAGATCAGCCATCAGCTTGCTGTGCAGGCTTTCAATGATCGGATCAGCCAACTGATCCGGCACCGCACCGCGAACAATCACAGCGATCCGCACCGTCATGCTCCAATCAAGCGTCGGCAGGCTGGTGTTCTGCTGCGCAGAGTCACTGATCGGCTCGATCACAATGGCCGGACTCTCGCCCCT